AGTATTGGTACTGCTTCAACTACAAGTGAAGGGATAATTGGGGGTACTGAAGCTACATATTCTTTTGCTCATTCCGGAGGTTTAATTAAATATCATAATGGAGGCACTATAGGTTTAAAAAGACTTCATATTGGTGGTTTAATGCCTGATGAAAGAGTGATTGTAGGGCAAACAGGTGAAGGTGTTGTAAGTAGATCAGGAATGAAAACTTTAGAACAGATAAATAATGGTTCTGTGTCTTCAAGAAGATCATCCACCCCAATAATAAATAATTTTAATATTCAAACTATGGATTCCCAATCATTTTCTCAATTTGCTTATAATAATAAATCTATTTTTGCGGCAGCAATTCAAGCAGGGAATAATGATAATAGTGTATTTAGAAGGAGTAAAAAATAATGTCTTTATCAAATTTTCCAAGTATAGAATCCAGTTACTCTTTAATTAAAACACCTACATTTGATACTAAAATTATAAATTATGGTAATAAATCAGAACAAAGAATAAGTTTAAATGATGATCCACAATATAAATTAAAATTAACTTTTTCTAATTTAAGCATAAGTGATGCAGATTTATTACAAGCTTTTTTTATAATTTGTAAAGGAAGATATACTGCTTTTTATTTAACATCCCCTGATGAGTCTAATAGAAGTGCAATATGGACACCTAATACTGCTTATATATTAAATCAAATTATAAGACCAATAACAACTAATACACATAGTTATAAATGTACTATAGCAGGAACAAGTCATATTTCTACAGAACCTACTTTTCCAACTACAATTAATACTACAGTAGTGGATAATGGAACTTTAACATGGAAAGAAAATACTCTTACTGTTAGATTTGCAGAGGATACTTTAAATATGGATTATTTTCAATATAATTTATATGATTTAGGACAAATTGAATTTATAGAGGTAAATGCATAATATGGCTTTAACTGATACTCAATTAAAAGTAGTAGAATTATATAAAATAGTTTTAGCTGGAAATTATTCTGCTACTGCTTATTTTACTAATAGTAATGAAAATATTATATATGATACAAATACTTATCAAGCAATTCCTATAACACGCTCTAATATTGGTTATCACTCTAATTTAGAGGTAGATAAAGTAGATTTAACTTTTGGTTTAGTTGGAATTACAGTAGGAACTTTAAATTTAACTATACCAAAATTAGTAAAAAATGATTTTTTAAAAAATGCTCATGTTTATATTTATTTATATGATGTTGAAAATAGTGTAGTATTACAAACTTTATTTGAAGGCTATTTGACAGGAGATATAACTTATAATAAAGGTACTATTACAGCTTCATTTGGATCAATTCTTGATAAATTAAAAGATAAATTTCCTAAATTAATTTATTCAGAATTTTGTAATCATAATTTATTTAATTCTTATTGTGGTTTAACTAAAGCAACTTATTTACATACAGCCACTTGTACTACTGGTTCTACTACAACTATGCTTTATGCAAATACATTATTTTCTTCTACACATACTGTAGGTTATTGGGATAAAGGGGAAATTTCTTTTACTTCAGGGAATAATAATGGGGTAAGTAAAACAGTAAGAAAACATTATGATGGTTATGTTACTTTAAATACACCTTTACCTTATACCCCTTCTATTTCAGATACTTTTAATATATATCCGGGTTGTGATAAAAGTGGGTTTACTTGTGCAACTAAATTTGATACTGATAATTATGCTAATTTTTTAGGATTTGAAACAATTCCAAATCCAGAAACTTTATATGAGTAATAAAGGTATTTATGAATAAATTAGAATTTATTGAAGAAGCAAAAACTTGGAAAGGCACAAAATGGAGGCATGGACAAGCTCTTAAAGGAGATTCCACTGATTGTATTCAATGGATAGGTTATTTAGGGAAACAATTTGGTTTTATACCAAAAGAATATAAATTTCCAAGATATTCAAGAGATTGGGCTTTACATAATAATTTTTCTATATTAAAACAAGAAATAAGTAAATTTTGTTATAAAAAAGATATTATGGAAAAAAGTGATATTTTACTATTTATATTTGGTAAAACTTCTTCTCATGCTGGAATATATTTAGGAAATAATGAAATGATTCATTCTCATATAAAAAATGGAGTAGAAATTATAAATTTAAATCAACATATTAATAAAACAGAAAAATATATTGATATATTAGACTCAATATGGTGTCCTAATGAGTAATGCAGGACAAATTGCTTCTGGGGTAGCAGGAGGAATAATAGGCTCTATTTGGGGACCTGTAGGAGCTTATAGAGGGTTTACTATAGGTCTTATGATTGGGGGTATGTTATTTCCTAATACAACTAAAGGGGAAGATACCTATGACACTGTAGGGAGTTTATCTATAACTTCTTCTGGATATGGTAATTCAATTCCTGTTGTATATGGCACAAGAAGAGTACCGGGGAATATAATTTATTATGGGGATTTTACTCCTGTAGCTCATGTTACCGAAACTGAAAGTGGAGGAAAAGGTGGAGATAGTGATACAACTACTTCTACTACATATACATATACAGTAACATTAGCTATTGGTGTATGCATGGGAACTGCTGATGTTTTAAAAGTATATGCAGGGGATGTAGAGATCAGTGCTTCTATTTATACTGTATATGATGGAACTCAGACTACCCCTGATAGTACAATACAAACTTGTTTAACTGCTGAAGGAAAAACAAGATTTCCTGTATGGAAAAATTTATGTTATGTAGTATTTCCAAATTATGATTTAGGTTCAAATACAAGTTTACCTAATTTTACTTTTGAAGTATCGTCTTCTTTTTCTTTTGAAGGCATTCCTATAATGACAAGTAATATACTTCCTTCTGGAGTTTGTAGTGCTTCAAGTGAAAATGGATCAAATTCTGCTTATAAAGCTTTTGATAAAGATGATACTACATATTGGCAAAGTGCAGATTCTTCTTATCCTCACATTATAAAATATGAGTTTGATTCAGCTAAAATAGTAACAGAATATAGTATTACACAAAGAGCAGATGAAAATATTTATTATCCAACAGAATGGACTTTTGAAGGGTCAAATGATAACATCACTTGGACTACATTAGATACTCAAACTGGGCAAACTTTTACATTAGGAGAAAAGAAAACTTTTACAATAGTAAATACCACTAAATATTTATATTATAAAGTTAATATAACAGGAACTGAAACTTCTATAATATTATTACTTCATTGTAATGGTGAAAATGGTTCTACTACTTTTACTGATTCTGCCCCACCTAATCATACTGTTACAGCACAAGGAGATGCTAAAATATCTACTGCCTTAAAAGAATTTGGAACAGGTTCTGTAATATCTGATGGAAGTAGTGACTATTTAAGAGTTTATGGTTGTGATGATATGTTATTTGGGGAAGGAGAATTTATAATAGATTTTTGGGGAAATTTTACAAAACCTACAGGAGATATAGACTCTTTATTTAATATAGAATATTCAAATTCTCATACTCCTTATAATTATGGTTTAGAAATAATATTATCTACTACAGGAAAAATATTATTTTATTTATCTAATGGAGTAGTAGCTTATGCTGCTACTAATAATACTGATATTTGTGATGGTTACTTTCACCACGTTTTAGTAACTCGTTATGGAAATAATTTAGCAGTAGCTATAGATGGTAATTTTGGAACTCCTTATGATTTAGGAGAAGGTTTCTCAATGAATACAAGAAGCAGTCCTGACTGTTGTATACTTTCAAGAATAGGTGGGAGTCTTAGTTGTATTGGTTATATGGATGAAATAAGAGTAGTATCTGGTATAGGCCAAGAAATAGAATCTTTTTCTCCCCCAGAATCTGAATATGAAATATAGTAAAAGGATAAATTAATGGCTATAACAAATATAGCAGCATTAGAACTTATAATAATAGAAGGAGATGATGTGCCTCCTACAGTAGTTTCCAAAGATGTTTTAACTAATGATTTATATGGTTTAAATTTAACAGAAGCAACTTAT